ATAGTAATGATGGTACTTACGTTTCTCATATTGTAAGTAAGATGTTTGAGATTGTTTCGAGTGATAAGTCTTCTCTCGTAGAAGGTGATAGTATTGAAACGATTGATAAGTCTTTGAAACTGAAAGTAAATAAACTAGGTGCCTCTGGTAATAACTATGATATTGAGATTGGTGAAGGTGCGAACTTTAATATCATGGTTCGTTCTGGTTCGTTGAATATGAATATAAACGGTAATGTAAATATCTTTAGTAATGATGATATTAATATGTCTTGTGATAACTTTAGACTTGATGCGAGTAATAAGGTTACTGTATCTAGTGGTGATAAGATATTGATTGATAGTGGTGGTGAGGTTGATATAGATGGTACCCCTATTAATCTAAACTAGGGTACCCGTCAAAACTGAGCGACCTTTTCTAATCTATAAATGCAATAGACACTTTTTAGATACAATCAATGTATTGAGGTTGCAAGATGGACCCCCCGTCAAAACTGAGCGGCTTTTGTTTAGTATCTTTTTCGTATATTTCTAGAGGGAACAATTCTAACTGTACAGGTTCGGCTGTGTCACATGACATACAACAATCAGGTGTACCACACCATAGGTGTTCTTCGTGTTCGCCCATATCGTTTTTATTTCCTGGTGTCATACACTATATAGTAGTATAAAAAAAATAAAATTTTTTTGCTCGTTTTTGATTACTAAATTACTATATACATATGACCATTGACCATAGAGTGCTAAAAGCACGACACATAAACTTTCCAAAACTTCACATAGAATTACCGTTACCCGACCTCACATACAAATGGGATAACGTACCAGTCGACCAGTGGACAGACTATGCGAATAAGTGGGGTATACCATATAAGGAACTTTTCTCGGATATGGATCGCCAGGGTTTGTTGTATCCTGTAATTGTTCGTGATTTAAAATCGAATGGAATTTTTCGGAAATATCAATGTGGTGGTCGTAGAATTATATGGGCGAAAAGAAATGGCTATGATTTTATAAGTGCTTATATAGTAAAAGACTGGATAAGTGAAGAAGGCCGAAAAGAAATAGATACGATTGTGGCCGACCAATGGTTTCGTATTGACTAAATAATATAGTATGAATAAGATTCGAGGAATACATTAAGACCCGTTCTGGGTTCGATTATAGATATAATCACAAAACTAAGGAGAATACATGTTAAGATTAATTACTCTTACGGCAGTAGCTTTGTTGCTGTTCACTTATGGTGCGGCCGCAGCTGAGATTAAACCGTATGGTACTTTAAACTACAAATACTCGCATGATGAAAATTCTTCTGGCGTTGCATACGATAAGTTAGAGAACAATGGATCAATACTAGGTGTAGATATTTCTGAACCAAGCATTGAAGGTAGTTCACTAAATGGTATTGCAAAATTAGAAGTAGGGTTAGACGTTGACGATAGTGGTAGCGATACATTTGATTCCAGACTTGCATATGTAGGTCTAGACAACAACGGTGTTGCAATTACTGTGGGTCGACAAGGACACTCTTGGGTTTCTAAAACTGGAAACTTTGAAGTGTATGGCTCTAACGCTGTATTTAAGTATGGCGACAGATCATCTAATACAATCAAACTAGACAATGGCTCTTTAAGTGTCATGACTATGATTGATGGTTCTTCTGGACAAGACGGCATTGATATGTGGGAAGGCACGCTTTCTCATTCTATCATGGGCGCTGATGTTTCAGTAGGATATGCTGATGATGTAGTAAATGATATCTCATATTGGGGCGCTGGTGCCTCAACAACTGTAGGCGATATTACAATCGCTTCAACTTATACAATCAAAGATCAAGCAAACGACCTAACAGGTATGGAAGCTACAATTGGTTGGAAAGCAATTACAGTAGGTTACGGAGATAAAGAAGGAACTGGAACTTACATGACTTATGGTCTAAGCCATAGCATGACAGACAGCCTAAGTGTCTATGCAGAAATGCAACAAGATGATTTAGATACTGGCACAGACCTACAACACTATTCAGTAGGCACAAAGTTTACGTTCTAAATAAAATTAACAAAGGAGAAAATTCATGGATAAATGGATAAAAAATATTGACGCATGGAAAGATTACGGATTAATTCTGTTAATCATTTGCTTATTTACAGGCATACTTGCACCAATGGCTCTAGTCAAATGGGGTCTGATTGCTTGGGTGGCTGCAAATCTCTGGAAGAGATGGAAGGCATAGACCATGAGAGATATAACTAAAAATCGCTTCAAACGATTACTATATGTTTTAATTGTTATTGGTGCTTTTTGGTTAGGACATTATTACGGTGAACAGACACTTGAAGTCATAGACGAAGTGCCTGTACCAAAAATCACAATTGAAATGCCTGACGCTAAAGATGAGTTAGATATTCTTGAAGAAGAACTAGCGGCACCTGAGGCAACGGAAGAAATTCGAGGCTAATCAGTATAACGACCGTATCTGTGGGTTAGAATTTTTTTTAATCTTTCCCATACGATACGGTCTTTCAATTCTTTTACATTACGAGGATCACGCATTGCCAGTTTATCGGCATTGCCTTTACATACTAAAATTTTTTCTAAAAGACTTTTTTTATACAACTTTGATTTGATTGAAGTAAGCCCAATGCATATTGCCTTCGGCATTATCAAAGGTTACGTCTTCATAGGTAATCGTGCCTTCAAAATTTTTGTTTAAATCAACTTGCATAACAGAGGCATCATAATCGTCTGTGCATTTAATTTGTATGTTATCAATCTTAGCGTCACGAAGAATAGAACCCATACCTCGTTGTACTTCAACGACATCACCAACTTTAATTATCATTACGCAGCCTCCTTTACATCTATTAGTGACATAGGCACACTATAAGATAAACCATTGTTACTGTTAGTTACAGCACATCTAGTTTTCATAACTTTGGTTACAGTACCTAACCAGTATTGCGTTCTACCAGAAACGCCAACTTTAGAACCTACTGAAAGAGTAGATTTAATTTTTTGACCGTCAGATTTTCTACGAGCCTTAAGTGAAGCAACAATGATGTTACTATAGTTAGGACCCCAATCAGGTTCCTCTTTGATAAATTTTAATACGTCATTTAAAGTAGTCATAATATAGTCCTTTCTAATTATTGTAGTAAACCTTCTTCAGCAAATTCAGACCAAACCCCTTGGTCTTCTTTTACTTCTTGTGATTGTTTATCAGAATACAACTTGGTAATGATATTGTCATATTCGATATTAAGTGTATGGTTAACATCAACGTCACGGATTGATTTAACATATTCAATCTTTTCGTCATATGTTTTACAGTTTGCAAACTCAGCGAACATTTCATTTTTAGTAGGTATAGTCATAATGTGCCTTTCTTTTTTCATATATAAATATATCATATACGGATACCCCTTGAAAGTCAAGGATTATTCGGCATATATTGAAAATTAAAAGTGTTATTTTTCAATGACTTAACTAGGGTGCGACAATCCTATCCAGTTTGTTCTGGGTTTGTTCGCACATGAAATGGAGTATTTTATGGGATTTTTTAGTAATCTATGGAAGAATTGGGGTAAGAGTGAAAATGTATTACCACCAAAAGAAACAAAGAAAAAGAAGGTAGTTAAAAAGAAAAAGAAGACTACAAAGAAAAAAGGAAAAAAATAAATGGGCGATTGTATTCATTGTGGTCATGGGTGTCATTGCGGTCATGGCGGTTCATGTCAATCATGTGATTGTATGAATTGTGAACATGCAAGTGATACAGGTTGTTAGATGGCTAGAGGTTTAAGTATAAACAATAACTATTCTAGAGGACCTAAGAAAAGAACAAGTATAGGTAATAGTCCTAGATCAAGACCCAAGAATAAACATAAGAAAAGACAGCATACTAGAAGTCGTGGTCAAGGATAATGCCTGGCGTTGCACGAAATGGTGTTGACATTGCAGGCGGTGTTGCGATTGAAGGTAGTGGTAATGTAAATGCAAATGGTTCTGGTATAGTTCGTATAGGCGATAAGGTTGCTTCTCATGGGTTGTCACCACACAGTCCTACGCCACCTATGGTGAGTGGGTCATCTACAGTATTTGCAAATGGTATAGGCGTATCTAGATCAGGTGACGCTGCTTCTTGTGGTCATACAATCTCAGGTTCTTCTAACGTAAATGCGGGATAACATGATAAATAGTTATCATGGCAATACTACAATCAGGATATACAGACGCTTCTAGAACTAACGCAAGTTCTAGATCAACTAGACTTTATAGAGATATAGCGTTATCCTTTGAAAGAAATGCAGCAACTAAAGATGTTATTGTTAAAAAAGATGTTGACGCTGTAAAACAATCTGTCAAAAATCTTATATTAACAAATCATTATGAGAGACCTTTTCATCCAGAAATAGGTTCAGGTATAACAAGTCTTTTGTTTGAACCATTAGATCCAATTACAGCAAATTCATTATCTAGGGTGGTAGGAGAAGTTATAGCTAACTTTGAACCTAGAGCACAAGTAGTATCTGTTGACGCAAGACCGAACCCAGAAACAAACTCTTATGAAATAACAATTGATTTTAGAGTAATCAATGTGCCTGGTGAATTAGTAAGTCTCACAACCATGTTAGAAAGAAGTAGATAAAATGGCAAAAAGATTAGAAGTAACAGATTTAGATTTTGAAGGAATAAAAAATAATCTTAAAACTTTTTTGAAACAACAAGATCAATTAACTGATTATGATTTTGAAGGTTCAACCATGTCTACCTTGTTAGATGTTTTAGCATACAATACACATTACAATGCTGTGTATGCCAACGTCTTAGCAAACGAGATGTTTTTAGATAGTGCTGATTTAAGAAACAGTATTGTCTCACATGCAAAACATGTTGGGTATACACCAAGAAGTGCAACATCACCTGTGGCGCTTTTAAATGTTACTGTCAACAATGCAACTGGATCAACACTAACTGCTGCTCGTGGTACAACTTTTACAAGTTCAGTAAATGGAACAACTTACAACTACATTGTAAAAGACGCTACAACAATTACACCTACTGATGGTGTTTATACTTTTTCTAATTTAGAAGTTTATGAGGGAACATTAGTTAACAATAAGTATACCGTAGATACTACAAATGCTGACCAAAGATTTTTGATTAAAAATAATTTATCAGATACCAATACTTTAAAAGTTACAGTACAAAATAGTTCAACTGATTCCACATCAAGCACATATACTCTTGCAACTGATTTAGCAGATGTTAACTCATCATCTAAAGTTTATTATCTTGAAGGTGCTGAGGATTCTCAATATGAAGTTAAGTTTGGTGATGGTGTTCTTGGTGCAGCTTTATCAACTGGTAATATAGTTACCTTATCTTACATTGTAACAAATGCTGAGGAAAGTAATGGTGCTAGTTCATTTAGTTTGTCAGGTAACCTTGGTGGATTTTCAGATGTGACAATTACTACGGCAACTAATTCTGCCAATGGGGCACAACCTGAAACACCTGACAGTATTCGTTTCAACGCACCAAAACAATTTGCTTCACAAAATAGAACAGTAACAACAAATGATTATGCAAGTAAAGTAAAACAAATTTATACAAATGCAAAGTCTGTTTCTGTATGGGGTGGTGAAGATAATAGCACACCTGTATATGGTCGTGTTTATATTTCTATTAATCCTGTTGCAGGTGCAACCTTAACTGAAGCAACTAAAACAGATATTATTACACAACTAAAAGATTTTAACGTAGCAAGTATTACACCTATCATAGAAGATCCAGAAACAACCTCAGTACAATTAAATGTTGATGTTAAATTTGACGCTAAGTCAACAACTAGAACAAGTGATAGTATAAAGGCTTTAGTAAATTCAGCTATCACAAAATTTAATACAGATAATCTTGGACAGTTTGATGGATTGTTTAGGCACTCTAAATTTATTGAAACGATAAACAAAGTAGACACAGCAATACTATCTAATATTACAACTGTTAAAATACACAAATCATTTACTGCAACAACTACTGGTGCGACAACTTACACAATAAGTTATAATAATGCATTTTTTAATCCACACGCTGAACATAATAAGAGTGCAGGCGGTATATTGGTTTCATCTGGTTTTAAAATAAATGGTGATACAACCAATGAATACTTTTTAGATGATGATGGTAATGGTAATGTAAGATTATATTATCTTGTAGGTCAAACTAGAACATATACAAATAATACTCAAGGCACAATTGATTACACAAATGGAACAGTAACATTAAACTCTTTATTCATTACAGAGGTTTCAAATGTAGATGGTGCCACATCAACTGCTGTTAGATTAACCGTCATACCAAATTCAGTAGATGTTATACCTGTAAGAAATCAGATAATAGAGATTGATGAAACTAATACAACCGTAACTGTATCTGCTGATGATTACGAAACAACATCAGGTATAGGTTACACAGCAGCAACAAGTTATGCTTCGTAATCTATGGCAAAGTTTACAAAAAATTTAAACCCACTTGTAAGTAGGCAATTTCCAGAACATATACAAGCCAATAATCCATTACTGGTTGAATTTATCAAACAGTATTATCGTTACATGGATTCTGCTCAAATTACATTATCAAGTGTAACGGCAAGTGACCAAATACTTTTAGAAACAGGAACGGAAAATTTTCTTGCATTAGATGGCACAGATGAAAAAGGTAATAATGAAAATGATTACATATTAAATGAAGAAGGTTCTGTAGGTGAGTTTAGTAAAGATGAAACTATCACAGGTCAAACCTCTGGTGAGACCGCAACCATATTTGCTGAAGACACGGATAATTTAAAATTATATATATCTGCAAATACAAAGTTTGTAACAGGAGAGACGATTACAGGCGGCACGTCAGGTGCTCAAGGAGTTATATCAAAGTATAGGGCAAACCCTAATGAAAGCATAACACAAATCCTTGAGTATGCTGATGTGAATGATACCTTAGATGATTTTTTCTTACAATTCAGAAATACATTTTTACAGACAATACCAAATACTTTAACAAGTGGTCTAGATAAAAGACAACTCACAAAAAACATTTTATCTTTGTACAAAAGAAAAGGTACAAAGAAAGGTCATGAAATATTTTTCCGTGCATTGTTTAATGAGACACCTGAACTATATTATCCTACTGTAGATTTGTTAAGAGTTAGTGACGGTAACTTTCAAACACAAAATGTTTTGAAGGCAACTTTAGTTTCACCATCAGGCGGTGATATGACTAAACTTGCAGGTCAAACAATAACACAAGAAAACATACCAGGTAACACGGTAGTAAATGAAGCAACTGCTGTTGTAGAAAGTGTTACTGTTAATGCTATAACTTTAGGTGGTATTCAAAGAGATGTTGCAACACTCATTTTAAACAAAGCAAGTATTACAGGCACGTTTCAAAATAGTTTAGGTCACGCAATAATAGATGAGACTGATGAAGATGATATAATAAATGAAGATGGTAGTAAAGTATTACAACAAACTTTTTCTACCTTTTCTGGCACTGCAAAT